GACTGAGGGAATAGCTTTTTCTCTTCTGGATTATAAAGAAACATCTTAGATAGAGCCTTAGGTGCATCGTAGAAAACCTGCTTTGGTCCCTCAAGTAGTGTGTTTCCGAGGTTTTTTAGAAAGTTAGACATTACGCAATATTCAAAACGCTGCCCGTTTGCATACGCTTCGGATCTCCTGAGTAAATTTCTCCCCATCTTCGCCAATCTCCCAAGAATCTCTGTGCAATTCCACCAGGAGTATCTCCAGCCCTAACGGTATATCCGCCAACTGGTGCAGAAACTCTACTTACAGAAGGTGAAGTTCTAGCAGAAGTCACACTTCCAGTCATACCAGGAGCTTGACGCTGACCCTTAATTGCATTAAATGTTGGCATTTTTACTCCTCTAGTAGTAGGTGCTTGATTCTGTTGTTGTGGTTGTCTAGCCTCCTCATCTTTTCGGGGAATATTTTGATCTTTTAATAATTGTGATTGCGGTGTAGTTATCTTAGCGATTTGAGGGGCAAACCCAGGACTCATTGTTTGAGTAGTTGATAATCCGTTAGATTTTGCCCCAATCGCAAATTTTGCTTGAGGCAAGGCAGAACCCGCCTCTTGTTCGCTCCTGAATTTAAGGCCAGGTGGAAGCCGTAAATCTTCTGCTGGTCGGTCAGTGAACTGAATAGGTTTGGTGTAATCTTGTTTAAGGTAGGCAGACGGAGAAGCTATCTTGCCCCTCTCGTTTAAAATGCCTGATGGTTGAACTTCTTTTTGGGCTCCAACCTGACTTAGAATATCATCTGGAGCAACCATTGGTTGTTTGTCTATTCCCACTTGTGGCTCTATTATTTCTGGTCCTTCTACTTTTAAGTCTCCCAATTTGTTATCTTGCATTATCGTTAAAATTTTATTTGAATATCTCGGATCTGTTGCGTAAGGGGAATCTCCAATAGCCTTAGAAATCTTGTTAATATCACCTGTTTTAGCAGCTTCCATTACTCCTGCATACATTTCATTTTGAGAAAGTAATCTTGCGTGATCTCTAAATGATTCTTCTGGAGAGTTATATTTTCTGAAATTATCGTAAATCTGAACTGGTCCATTTCCAAAGTCTTCCCATGTCAATAATTTTTGACTACCAGCAGATCCTTGTCCCTTAATCCCAAAGAAATTAAACCCAGGAGCAGATTGTCCATAGGCTGATTCTAACGCAGCTTGTGAGAGAATTAATGAGGCAGGAACGCCTGTTTCTTTTTCTATTTTAAGAGCAGCGTCTTTATATTGTTCAAAAAAGTTAGGCATAAAAAAAACCAACCTTCGTGGTTGGTAGAGTTATTCTAATACAACTAAGATTAATTATATACATAAATTCATACTATTGCAAAACATTGGTAACTGTAGTATAGTGTCTATATACAAATATTAATAGGAGGCATCTATGAAATTAAAAACTAAGTTAATAAACATTTATGGGGCACTTATTCTTCAGGGATTAGGATTAATTATTCTTGGAATTAGCCTGTATTTGGTCTGGGAAGACAATGCAGAACAACTTAGACAAATAAAGACTCTTAAGGAAAAAGTGGCTACATCTAGTGCATCCTTAAAGATTGCGGGGGAAAAATTAATTGAATCTGAAAATAAACCACCAGAAATAATTTATGAAACTATCTATCAAATGCGAGAACCAACAATTGAAGAATATGAAACATGGAGCAGGGAAAATACAATTGGATTGGCTCCCAGTAAAAGTGAGGACGGGAAGTTAAGATGTACTTTTATACCCTGTCGAATTTGCCCTATTTGCCCGATTTGCCCGATTGATAGAACACCACTTGATCCATTTAACTAACTATGTTTTAATGTTATTAGTGGTTAGGAATTACAAAACGAAAGAACCCTTTTGGGTGCGGTGTAGTCCACTAATGTTTTGTACTGCTACACCGGACCTAAGAGGGTTTTTTAATACTCAAATTTGTGCAGAACTAGATTGAATTACGATTTCCAACTTCATATCAATAAAAAAAGACCGAGGTTAATCCCTTGGTCTTTTTTTATTCCCAACATCAGTACAATTGGAGATACCTGTTTGTTGGCGTCTAGCACATTATAACATATCAACGGCCTCACTCCCCACTTGAACGTCTAACCAAGACCTCTGTTGATGGGGTGAATACCCAGACGATAACAACCGTCCTGTGACCCTATTTTGAAACAAATAGGAGGTAGACAAAGCAAACTGTAGCTGTAAAGGCAGACCTGGGAGCAATAACAGTTTGAGATTTTCATTCGCCGTTTTTATGTTTTAGAAGACAGAAATATATCAAACTGCCTAATAGGGACTTTATTCCCTAAAAGCAAGAAATATGCACTTAATCAGGAATCCACATCTTAAATTTAAGTATAAAGATAGTAAAAATTTCAAAACATTAAGACAATTAAAACAAACTTGGTATATAGTTAAAACTACCAAGAATCCTGAAACAAAAAAAAGGGCTTTAAAACAGATTAACGAGTTAAGAAAAAAGTTAAAATAGCTTGTAAGTAAACAGACACTATGCTATAATACAATATATGGGAATTATAGGAATAATTATTATTGGTTTAATCGCTGGTTGGATTGGTGATCTTATTGAGCAATAGGTTCTTTGCCAACTAATCTTCGTGTTCCTTTTGGTTGATCTGGTCTTATTCCAGCCATTCCAGCTTCTTTTGCTAATGTAGATACTATTTTCCCAGTTGCAGGTTTTTCAGCTATTTCTCCAGCTATCCCTAATCCTTTAGAAACTCCACCCAATACTTTTGGATTTCTTACAATTCTTCTTGCAACTAACATTTGTAAAATTCTTGGAAGCCCTCCTCCTGTTACCGCCCCAGTTCCAGCAGCAATAATGTCTCCCAATCCACCAATTCTTCCTCCAACAGATATACCTTCTTGCAATCCAACAATATCTGATAATTTATATAAACTCTTTAATTCTTGACCTAGTTCTGTTAAATTTCTCCCAGAGGGTGAAGTTAAGTCTCCAGTTATTTCTCTAACCACATCTTGCATAAATTGTCGTTTAACAACATTTGAAGAAACAGCTTCTCCGCCCATTAATTTAGCCCATTGGCTGTTTGGAATCTTTGTATCTAATAATCTTCGTTTTTTGGTTAATGCTCCAACATCCATTCCAGCATCTCCAACCCCACTCACTAATTGTTTATAGAATTTATTTAAAGCCTTAATCTCTGTAGCTTCTATGTCTGGATCAAGTCCAGCGATTGTTTTTTGAAAAACTCTAGCGAAATCATCGCTAGTAACAATTTTTCCACTAGCTACGGCAATATCATCAAATTCATCCTGTAAAGTTACGATTTTAGTAGCCACGTTTTCTGCAACATTTCCAGCCAATTTCTCGTCAGTAATAAACTTTCCAATAGTTTTCTTGGCTGCTTCAAAAAACGTTCGTCTCTGTGTCTTTGTTGGTCGCACGCCCGACTCTGCAACCGCTTCAGCTCCTTTTTTAAATACTTTACCACCAGCCTCTCCTAGTGTTTTGATTATTCCCTTTCCAGCTTTGCTTGCAAGAAAAACATCTCCTAAATCTGGAGTTAGAATTTCCGCCCCCAACCCAAGAGCTAATCCACCAGCAGATTTTGGATCAACTCCCACCGCCTCTGGAACTTCTTCCATTAAGGTTTTGTGTTCTTTTACTCCTCTAACAGCTCCAACAATGGATGGATGGATCAAACTACCTACATTAAAGTCTTTTGTTTTTCCAAATTCAAAATCCTTACCAATTTTAGGAGCTTTATAATCTCCTTTCATATATTGAGAGGATGCTTCAATCCCTCCGCCAAGTATAGAACTGGGAATATCAAGAACTCTACTAGCTCCCTCCCATGCTTTTCCCCAAAAACCCTTTTCTTTAGATTCGGGACTTGGTTGATCTACTTGCCCTGTTTGAACTAATCTTCTAGCCATATTATCTCCTCTCAAATCCTGAGTTTAAATCGTTTACATAATCTGGATCATTAGAACTATCATATTCGTACACATTCCCCGTTGATGGATCAAGTAGTTTAACGCTTCCTTCAGTAGAAGCTTGTCCTTCTTGAGTGTAATCATTGATAAACCAACTTGGATCTAGTCCATAGGTTTCTGCTATCTTTGTCCATTTATCTACAACTTCTTTTTGATTTGTCGATGACTGAGTATAAAGAGCTAAAGCTTCTTGTCTTAATTGTTGTCTTGTTTCTGGAGTCAACAAACCTTGACCAGTGACTTTTGCTGGAATGTTATAAAGCTGAGATAGTGCTCCAGCGGCTTCTTCGACTGTGTCAAATTCGCCCTGAGTTACTCTATTTCCTGGATCTATCATCCTAACAAAAGCGTTAACTAAAGCCACATCTCCAACTGCTGTAGTTCCTGAATTTGTGATTTTATTATACGAATCTTGAGTATCTCTAAATGATTCTGATTCTTTATCGTAATCTGTTCTAAATTTATCAGATTGTTCTTTTTGTTCTTCATTGATTCCTTGTTGACCACCATATTGACTCACAGCACCTAAATAATTTAATAAAGCATCCCGTTCTTTAGGATCAGTAGTTTGAAGTAGTGCCTCTAATATTTTATTAGTTTCTGGTAGCTCTGTTTCTTGCGGTACTTGTTCGGGTAATCCCATTGTTGTTCGTTCTTCTGGTCTTAAAAGGCTAGTTCCATCTGGTGAATCAATGTCTTGTATTCCCTCAGATAAACCTAAAATATCCATAATACTTCTTGGTTGAACTGATCCTCGGGCAGCCGCATCTTTTTTAAGCTGTAGTTCTTCTCTACGGATTTTCATATCCTCTTCTCTATTTTTTCGTTCTTCTTGAAGAGATAGGATGTCCATGAATTTTGAAAGCACTGCACTCATCGCATCTTGATAGCTTTTTTCTGCTGTTCCCACAGCACCACCTGATGCTTTAGCTATATCGCCAAATCCAGAAGAAACATTCCCTAAATAATTGGCTTGATCCATCGGATTACCAGCCCCATACCAACCGTAATTTGGAAACGGACTTTGACCTTTGTAAGTTTGTTCTAGTGCTTGATCGGCAGCGAACATTTGTTTCATTGCATCTTCTCTTTGTTGTTCCCCAGACTCTACAAACCCACTATTATATAAATTTCCAGACATTTCTTTTGCTATTTCTTGACTCTGTTGATATTCGGGGGGTGTAGTTTGAGCAGGTGCTTGCATTGTTTGATCCGCAGGAGCTCCCACCAGTGAACTGATTATATTCGGGTTATCTTCTGCGTTTTGTATTTCTGTATCCCTAACTGTTGCCATATTTTACTCCTTAGACTGAATAGCCTTATTGTTCATAAATCTTTTTTTGCATATCCATTTCTTCTTGTCTTACTCTTCTGGCTTCATCTTGACCAGCTTTATCTACTTGTGCTCCCCAAATGTCTCGTTTAACTCCGAATTTCTTCTCGGCTAAATCGCCACTTTCCTGTCTGCGTTCTCGTTCTAGTCCAAATCTTTCCTCTTCAAATCCTGTCTGCTTTTCCTCTAATCCAAATCCTCTTTGGGCCATTAACCTTGATTCTCTATTTTCTAAAGCTCTCTCTGTTATTTCTGCTCTTAAGGTTTGAGATTCACCTAATCTAGTTCTATCAGTTTGACCAAAGCCTGATTCTAAAACACCCCTACGATTTTGTTCTGTTTGTTGCTGCCCAGTTTCGGTTGGGAAAGTAATTGCTTGCTCTCTTTTTTCCTGTTCATATTCCTGACGACTCTCTCTGGTACCCTGTTGATATGTAAATTCCAATATCCGTTTAGCCAGATCTAACCGTCCTCCTGCGTAGCTTAGAAGTTTATCATAGAAAGGTTTTGAGCTTTCATAAGCTTTCTGTTGCTCTTGAACAAAATCAAATTGAAATGATGGAAATTGAGGATAAGGAGATTCCAGATTCATATTTCCCATTGCTACTGCTGACGACATTGGCAAATTTACTTCTGGGAACGACATGGTTGAAGGCGAAGGAGCCTGATATGACATTCCTTGGGGTACATATGGATTCACAGCTCCAGTAGTAGCCATTTGCTGTTCATTACTAGGTTGATACTGGGCGTTATAGTATTGGCTTAATCCTTGTTGTATTGGTGTTTGAGTTATCTGATTTGGTAATCCCTGATTGGGAATAGATACATTCCCACCGTAAGGTGATTGAATAGCTTGTTGAGGAATTTGAGGCGTAGGTTGTTGAGAAGTTGGAACTCCACCTAATTGTTCCTGAGTTGCATATTGAGGAGTGTTATTAGCCAATCCATACATACCATAAAAATATGGATTAGGTTTCCAATCTAATGGCCTTTCATCTACAGATGTTGCAGTTGGGGGAATATTGCCTTTCTTTAGGTCTTCTAAAGATATTGTTGGTTGTGCCATATTATTTCCTCTTTTTTTCTTCTGCTATTTTTTTTAAATATATATCTCTCCTAATAACTGCTGGTGATTTTCCAAGCAAGTCTTCGTGCTTTAAATATCTAGGCTTATCATCTTTAAGTGCGGTAACAAACTCTTGTCGCCTATAAGGATCCTTAGAATTAGGATCATAACTTTTGTTTTTAATAGTTTTTAGTTCTCTCATATTTAAAATATATATCCTCTATTTCCTAAAGTAGAATAAGTAATTGTATATAGGGCTTTTTTATCGCTGTCACTGTCTTCTGAATAGCCAAAGTTATGTGCACCATTTCCGCCTGTTGGCTGAGTATCATTTAATAATCTTCCTCCAATTAGTCCAATTTTAGAATCCCCACTATTATTAACATAAGTTAATCCAGTTGAGTTAAAATTAACTACATTTTGTCCTGCGTTAATAGCTGAATAAGCTAAAGACCCACCATCCGCCACGGTTCTTTTAGTAAAGTCTGCAACAGCTAGTGAACTAGTCGAAGATTGAGATGTTTGAGCTATATGAATTGAATTAGAATCAGTATTTGAATATCCAGCATTGGTAAACCAAATTCTTAATGTGCCTGAGACTGAGCTTGCACCATCGGGAATACTAGAACTATCAAATGGATAAAATATTACTGTGGTCCAATATTGGCCAGAATCAGCAGAATTATAGTCTTCTCTCATTCCCATTAAAAAACCAGTGCTATCAGAAGTATCGTCTACTGTAGTCGCATCTGCTGTTGTCTTTGCACTTGCCCATGTAGTAGTAAAATTTGATGATTGTATTCTGCCATCACCAGAATAAGTGTTGGCTTGAATGCTTGCGTGCGGACAAAAAGCCTGTGATCCATTTGCGTAGTTGTTAATCATCCACGGAGCAAACTCTACGGGTAGATATTTGTATATTTCTTGATTTCCACCCTTAAATAAGAATATTAATTTTTCAGCAAAAAAGTCGTAAGTGTAGAATTTACCTACACAAAAACCACCACAGTCAAAATGTATTGCATTGGGAGTTATAAATATAACTGGATATTTTTCTATTCCTTTTCCCAAAGACTCAATTTCTAAATATTTTTTACCAATATCGCTATTAGCAAGTAATAATAATTCTTCCTGATAATGTTTAAACTTGTTGTTTATCATGTTTTTGTTACTTTCAAACTTAGTGTAACCTGAGTAATTGTTGATGCTGAGTCTACGTTAAAACCAAGAGTGTCTCCTGCTGTTATTGCTTTTGTCCAACCAGTTAGTGTGGTGTCTTGGTTCTTTTGAGCAGTGCTAATCGTTGGTTTTGCAGAAGCGGCAATTGTGTCGGCAACGGTTGGGGGGAAGTTACCGTAAGTATCTTTCCAAACGTCTATAACTATTGATCCACTTTGATCTCCTAATACGGTCCAAGATGTAATTGTACAGGCAAATGGTATTTCTAAATATCCTTTAACTCCAGTGCTAATTGTTGTTTGGTTATCTCCTAGGACAAAAGTAATTGAACTTTTATTAATGTCATCTGACACATTTTCTGTAGCTACGGTAAGCCCAGAAGGTAAAGCTCCTTCTGCTAATTTAGACAAAGCTATAGCAGCATCAGCCGCAAGATTAGCGTTTGTAATACTCCCATTGTAATCATCATAAATATTACTAAGTTCATTGTTCCAAACCGCCGCAGTAATGGTGTTTCCCGTAACCGCTGTAGTCTGTTGAGTGAGCGTGCTCATAATAATCCTCCTTTACTTTTATATATATTCCCGTTATAATCGTCATAATGACTAAAGATTATACCGAAATGATTTATTGTGCTTGTGGATGCGGGCAAAAACGTTCTAAGTGGAGATCTAAAAATCCCTATGACCACAGAATTGCTAAATTTATTAAAGGGCATACAAATAAAGGAAAAAAACTTTCTCAATCCCATAAAGATAAAATTGGAGCTTCTAACAGTGGAAAGATGTGGTCTGAAGAACTTCGTAAACGTCATTCTGATATCAAAAAGAAAGGTTTTGCTTCTGGAAAATATAAGCCTTATTGGAAAGGGAAAGTTCATCAAGCTTTTATTGATGGTCGCAAAAAGTGGATCAAAAGATATAAACCTAAACATCTTAAAAAAAGAAAGAATGAAGGCCGTTATTTTCGAAAAGATGGCTATGTTAATATTTGGCATATTAAAAATAAAGGATGGATGCTTGAACATCGTTATATTATGGAGCAACACCTCGGTAGACTTCTTACAAAAAACGAATGTGTTCATCATATAGATGGGAACAAAGCTAACAATTCTCTTGATAACTTGATATTGTTTCCTACTAAGTCTGCTCATGCTTTTTTTCATAATAAACATAATATTTCCCTAAATACTTCTCAACTTTCGCAAACGATAAAATAATTCCCACTCACGAAGAGATACGTCTTCATCAGCAGTGTTGTTAGTAAAACGATATTGCATATAATAAGCTGTGCCACCAGCCCAATCTAATCTATCCCGAGAAACTGAAGTAGCTCCAAATTTACTTGTTCCAAAAATAGCACTTCCAAACTTAGCTCCTTCTCCTGTAAGAGAAATTGTTCCCAAGTCTTCAAAAGTAAACCCATCAGGCGAATAATCTACGTCTATATCTACGTCTGCTTCTACGTCTCCTGTCATGTATAGATATTTGAATCTAGCTTTGTGTCCAGGCTGAGGAGCATACATCGGGGTATCAACTACAAAATCTATCGCTTCACCATCATCATTTGTTGATGTATCAAGATTATATGACTTTCCATTTGCTGTAGACGAGCCAAAGTAAATTGATTGAATACCTGAAATTGTTGATAAATTAAAGACGTTGGCATTAATGCCCGTTAATCTTACCCATCCTCTCGTAATTGTGTCGAAAACCAAAACTTCATTATTGGTTGTTCCTGATGTAGTAACTGCCCACCAAATCTTTCTACCATCAAATATTCCAGCAGCTTGACTAAGCCTTCCTTTTACTAATCCATTCATTGTTCCAGTAATATCATCAGATATAATTCCACCGTCTATGAAAAATCCTTCAGAAGTTCTTTTAATTGTTCTAAAGTGTGGAGTTTGTCCAAAGAAAGAAAGATAGTAAACATCCATTCCTGTTGCTACTACGCTTCTAATTGAATTAGTTCCAACTCCACCAGCAGCAAAGTCACCTAAGTCTCCTAGTGTAAAATCTGTTGTTCCGTATCCACTTAATGAGAATACTTTAGTTTGTTTAAATATTATTAACTCGTCTTTTAAGGCTTCTATAGCAGTAATTTCTTCGTTATCATCGGTGTTTATATCAATAAATCCATTAACGGCATCAAAGGTTTCTGGCTCATTTACATCGCTAAAATACAGCCTTGATCTATTTCCAGTCACTCCAAAAACGAAGAAGAAGTTATGCCACCATTTTCCATCTTTTCCTTTAGGCACTGCGGCTACTCCACTCGCACTTGTCCCATTGGCTGTTTTTAAAACTTCATCTGTTCCGTTAAAAATATAAGTAGAGTTTTCAGCCATTGCAAATTGATAGTTTAAACTTGCTGTTTGAGCATCTGCATTAGTTAGCGTTGCCCAATTCCCCGATCCACTCCATCCTTCTACTATAGAATTATCGTCAGTAGCATCATTTCTAGCTCTAAGCATATACTTAGATCCGCCAGATGGCTCGTGTTTGTCTTGTCCTAAAATAGCCTTAGAAACTAGAGCATTACCAATACTTGAATATCCCTTACGTTTAACAATCTTGTTTTCTTCTACAAACCCGTTTTTAATATCGGCCATATAAACCCTGTCTTTGCTTTTACGCAAATCTTCGGGCTTATCTTTGTCGTTATAACCTCTTATAACGTTTGTTTCTGATATTCTTCTCAAATTCTGTGCCATATTAAATAGTTGAATAGTTAGTAAAATCGACATCAAAACCAAGGGTGTCTATAACTTGCTTGGAATCGTCTGCAATTCTATCTTCTAGTTCTCTTTGCATCTTTTCTAATTTCATTTCAAACTCTGCGATATATTTTAGTGCCACAATTTCTTCTTGCTGACCTTTTCTTAATAGTTCTCCTGCTGCTCCCAATGCAATAATTGGTCCATATCTGTCAGGAAATGGAATATCTATTAGGTCTGTTGATTCTGCTAATTCGCTAATATTCTTGATATACCAAAGAGTTAATGCACTTACTCCACTTTTTTCTGGAATTGGTACAAACCCAATGTTATTATTTCTAACGTAATAAGCTGGGTTTCTAAAAACAGATATTCCCAACGCACTATTGCCTAAATCTCTCAATATTGCATCTATTCTTACAGGCAAAGCTCTTCGAGGAATGCTGTTTGCATTATCTACATTGTAGTTAAGTTCCACTCTTCTAATTTTATAAAAGTCAGAGGGTAAATTATATTCTTGCTGATCTGCAACTGTGTTAGTTGTAGCTTTAACTGAGTAATAATCATCGAACACGCCCACAATAGCCGTATAAACAGCTAGGTATTTAGCGTTAATGTCTCTATCAACTTCATCATCTGTCCAATCGGCCTGAGTCGCTTCGTCAAGATATGTCCTAGTTTTTGCTCTTAAATAAGTTAAGTCTTTGCTCATATTTAACTTTCTGTCCAAGGAGTAGTTGGATTGTCTGCATCAGCATAAACCCCACCAATCACTCGATCATTAAAGTAGTAACCCTTTTCAAGAACACTAACGTTAAATAAGATAGTATCATTGAATAAGGTTTCTGGCATTATTAAACTTCCTTCTTCTTGTACGGTATAAGTTGCCTTATTTTCGCCTTCAATATCCCACGCAGTAGATATTTGGTCCTGATTTGTCCAGTTTGTCGTTGGTCCTGATTGTGATGTCCATGTCATATAAGATTTAAGAACCCCGAACTAGGAAGGGGTGTATATGTAACTACTAGCTCTGGTTTATTAGCTTGATCTACTAAATGACCATTAATATAATTAAAAACATTCCCAGCCCCAGCAATAGGAGCGTTTGTTATATCGTGTCCCTCTAATAATCCCAAAGTTGTATTTGCTGATTTATCAACCAGCGTCAAATCGTTTAATGTCCATTCATTATACGCAGTTGTAGATATAGTTCCTAAATCTATGGTGTTTGATTTTGCTGTAAAGGTAAAATTATTAAAATCTGCCAAAGCCACACTTGCTTCATTGGCGGGAGCAAATGGAACAGCCACTATATAATCAGCCCCATCATTATCATCATCTGCTTTTGAAGTTACATAAAATCTTAAAACCGCAGATTCAACAGTTGCCCCATCTGGAATTGAGGAGGTATCAAATATAAAATATCCACGATATATTTGAAATTTACTTGCGTCAGAAATAAAAGATAAGGCTAACCCAATAGATCCAGTAGTTTTATGAGTAGTGGCTGTAGTTCCATCCCTAGCATCAGACCATGTAGTAGAATATGGATTAATTCTCAAACCTCCGTTTAGTGTTGGATTTACTGTTAATATTGCCATTATGCTTCCTCCGCTACTGCCACACAATCCCATTTTGTATCAGCACTATTATAAATAAATCCTAAATAAATGGTTTTATCTGCAACTGTTGTGGTGGGCAAAGTTACTCCTACAACTCTATAAATAGCGTTGTAAGTTAATGCCCTTCCCGTTCCATCGTCTAAAATTCTAATTATTAATCCTTGTCCGTTTACTGGTGTGCCTGTTGGTGCTCCAAATTCGGCTGCTTCTCCCAATGCTGTAACTGTATAAATATCAGTCGTATCTCCTACTGGAGTAGGCGTTCCATCTGAAGCAATAGTATTAACTCTCTTATCAATCCTTTTATTAGTTAGGGTTTGTGTATCACTTATCCCCACAATAGCTCCAGTAGCTCCATGAGTTGTGGTGTTTGAAATGTGAGTAGTTAAATCTGATGATGCGGCTTTAGCATTCATTTGTGTTTGAATTGCTGAAGTTACTCCATCTACATATCCTAACTCTGTTGCAGTTAAAGTTCCTGGAATACCATCAAGCACATTAAGTTCTGCGACACTTGATGTTACATCACTGGCCCCATTTGCTAACGTGTGTTTATGACCAGGATCGCTACTACTAGAGTTAGTCAACTTATATGTTAAAGAGCCCGCTACTGCTGAAGATGTTATTCCAACAGCAACTTGCAAACTTTCGATTGCATCATTTTGATAGGCTTCAAGACCAGCGTGGTCAAATGTTCCCGTAACGCTTGTGGCTGTTGGGTCTACTGGAGTGTCTAATCCAGTAGGAAAGATAGAACTTGCTGGTGTATAAGCCATTTATCTAAGCCCAATGATATACAAAATGCCAGTGGTTGAATCACCAAGGGCTGAGATCTTTGTAAATTCACAGGGATCTATTTTAAACATAGTATCCGCTTTTAAGAAAAACGATCCACTATTGGCTGATGTATCAAATTCAATATGGACATCTTCAGTTGAATGTAGGATTACCCCTTTACATTTCACCTGAAAATCTGCTGATGGAACAACCGTTGTGTTGCTAAAAGCAATATTTTCTTGTTCCATTGCTCTGTTTTGTGTCTCTGTTGCTGGATCTGGCATATTAATAGTTTTGATGCTTGCTCACTTTGTTTAGTGAGTAGATTTCAAATCCTCCTTTGTTATTTTCTGACTTTTGTAAATTACTACACCTAAGGTGTTCAATTTCTCCATCTAATTGATGGATAGAAAAACCCAACTCTCTCGCCCGAAGCCCGAAGTTTATATCATGGCCCCCGTATTTGTTTGGCTTTTCGATATGTTCGAGTTTAAATGGTTCTTCTAACCGCCAACTATAGCTAATATCAAAATATGGATCTCCCATTTTTTCAAACACCTTTTTGTGAATTAGCGTGCAACCTAGACCGCACCATAGTAATTCACCATTCTTTCTTGTAAGCGTAGACCAACCATTTTGCATGGGGTAATCTACACAAACTATATCCTTCTGCATATTAAGCATATCTTGTATAACACCCTCTCCGAATTTCATATCGTCTTCAACGAACAAGATATATGAAGTCGGTATTTTTAGAGCTAGTCTAACGCATTCATTGTGTGCGTCTGGTATTGGTAAACCTTCAACTATGATCGGGTCTATCAGGTTATTTTGATTTATAGATTTTAATGTGCTTGCAAAAACTAATCCTCGTGTTGGTATGACTACGCTAACATTCATTACGCTCATGATAGTTTTGCTTTTCCTTATACTTATCTTTTAATCTCATTCCTGCATCGCCATCGTAAACTTTACCGTCTGGCCCTGTAGTTCGGGAATGAATCTTATCTACAGTGTTTCGGCTAAGGCCATGCTCTGCATAACCTTCCTTTTTATACTCTCGCTCTGTTATCTTTTTTGTAAACATTTTTCGGAACGGGGAATGATCCAAAGACCACCCCCCGTTGTGTTCAATTTCTAACTTCTAACTTCGACACCGAAAGTTGTACGTAAGGCGGTAAGCCCATAAATCGCATCAACAGTTACGATCCAAGCTAGATCTTTTTGCCAGTAAGAGGCTTGAGTTCTAGGAGAAGATTGCAACGCTAGTGCAAAGGCTTCTTTGTGGAATAGTAAGTTGTGAGTCTGGGTTGGAGTACCGACTGTGGTAGTAACCTGTGTGGTGTAGTAAGTAGGAACACCATAGATGTCTCCCCAAAGGTATCTGTTATTCGGACCTCTTTTAACTGGAGTAGCAACGTTGTAATTACCAAGATAATCGGCTTTTACAAACTTGTCTAACTTCATGATGGCGGCTTTTTGTGATGGTTTAATCACAAAATATCTGTCCATGATTGGTGCATTAACATCGTCTAGGCGTTGAATAGCTTGAACAATAGTTGCATCAGTCATGTCAACACCGTAATTGCCAACATCAATAGATGTTAACGAAGAATATAAACCAAGTAAGTCTGTATCTATCTGAGCTGCGATAGCATAACCAGCCTTGCTTGTGTATTCACTTCTAAGGTCATACTGAGATTGAACTTTAACAATATCCTCGATCTCGAAGGAAGTTTCCTTCCAGTTGTCGATTGATATTGTAGTTTCTGTTTCAGTAACGGCCTGAGTCGTTATTTCACTACCTTGAGTTTTGTCATTAGCGGTTAAATTGCTAATGTTTGGGATGTGAACAGTATCTCCTCTTTGCTTCACTAATTCGTCATATCTTTTAACTAAGGGGGCCATAACCAATGCTGATTCGGCTGCTCTTAGTGTCTCGATTGACCATAGTTCAGGTAAGAAGACTGCTCCTGTGGTTGTAGTAATATTTGCCATATTGTATTCACCTCCATTCAGGTGGAGTTTATAATTTTATTTATTAACGGAAAGAATTTTTTATTCTTGGCTCAATTGTTCCAAAATTTTACTGAATTTTGCTGGATCTTTAGCTACCATTTCTTCATAGAACTTTCCTGCATCTGGTCCACGAAGTTTTTCACGGATAGATTCAAGCGTTAATGGTTCCTTCTTATTAGTAGTTGCTGTTGGCTTTGTAGTAGTGAGTGGCTTTTTAGTTCCCTCACCTCTTTTTTCAGCATCTAACAATTCGTCAAAATACATATCCCGATAAGCTGCATGAAGGTTGCCTATCTGTTTTCTCCGAGCATAGTCTTCGACTTCCTCTCTGATATATTTTGGCTTGCCATCGCTACCATCGTATTGACCCTCAAGCTTGTTATGGGTTTGATTCCATTCCATTCTGAGCATCAAGTCGTTAATCTTGCGATCAACTTCTTCTCCAGTTGCGATACCACGTTCTTTAAGAACTTTCACTGCTCTGTCTGTCTCGTCTTGAGCATATTGAGCAGGAGGTGTTGTTGGGGTTACTGCTGTGAGATCGTCTTGAGCCTGAGTTGTGATTTTATCTCGCAATTCATTTCTCTCTTTGAGAATGCTCTTAATTCGATCTTGAGTAGAACCTTTTAAAGTTCCCCATTCAGATTCTTCTACAGTAGGTGTTGTAGTTGGCGGGTCTACATTTTTAACGCCTTCATCTACTTGAGTTTGATTTGCAGTTTGTGAAACTGGTGGAGTATCTGTCTCCGACCCTTTTACATCGGTCATATTTAACTTTCTCGATTGCTTGAGGCAACGACTCTTTTTATAACATCAATTTAGGTTTGTGAAACCTCTAAGTACCCACATTAATCGCCTAAGTAAATCTGTGCGAAACTTAGACAATTAGTGTGAGCACCTAGATTAAATTTTAAAAGAACTAGGCCATTGGAATTGGGTTTTCTTTATTTGCCCATTTTCCTAAGCCAGATTGCACCTTTTGTTTTGGTTGATTTCCAACCACGGGAGCTGATTCTTTAATACCCCCTACGTGCATACTTCCTCGATAACTTTTACTACCAACAAAATGACCTTTGCTTTGCATCGACTTTGTGTAGCTTTTACTGTACTTTCCAGGAGGGTTTCCCTCTCCAGTTGGACTGCCTATATAAGACATATTATTCACCTCCTCAAAGGTTAAATCTCTTTTTATTACACTCTGCTGTTTTCTTTAAATTATCCTTTGCATTCTTTTTCATTGGAACAAACGCATAATTGAGGTCAATAGCCGTAACCTCTGGGCTTATCATTGCTATGCCCATGCCGCTATATTCCTTTTTTACTTTCTTGTAATCGTTTGCGTCAACATAAATCATATTTATTCAGCCTCTTCTACTGGTTCCCATAAAACGGTAACTTGAGCACCATCTGTGTGGAAAGATCCACCATCTAGCCTCATACCTCTACAGGTTCCTTTACAAAAATCAACTTCTCTAATGAAATCGAATCCTGCTGCGTGAGCAGCTTGTGTAATTTTTAATACTAATTCGTCTGTGGAAATTGCTCCACCTCCCATTGCAACTCTCTTATTATAAAAATAATGAATTTTCCCATCTGCGGGAGCACCAAGGATGACTTTTTTAACATAGATATCCTGACCAGCTTCACCCAAAACTTGAGCATCACTGGAAGTGTTATCAGCAGCTACGTAAGTAACTCTATCTGCCATAATTTATTCACCTTCTTTCTTTATTGAGCATAAAAAAACACGCTTCCCTTACGGAAAAACGTGCGGTTATCGCTCTGTTTTAACTATTTAATCAAACTATCTGTTATCTGTCAATTTTACCCCAAGATGCCCATTAAATCTTCAGGACTTACAATTCCAGCAGCTCCAGGAGTTGGCATACCCGACATTCCCCCAGGTGGTTGTTGCATCTGTGGCTGCATCTGTGGCATTTGGCCCTGTGGCTGTCCTTGAGGTGGTCCACCAGCTACTCCAGTTGATCTAGTAACTTGCTCGCTCATTCCTTTTCTTATAAATTCCTCATGTTTTGAAATATGAGCTTCTAGGAATGGGTTAGGATTAGCTCCCAACTGTTCTTGATGGACGATACGGTGTACTTCGTGAATATCCCCTGGCATCACCATATTTATGGCGGTTTGAACATCCGTCACTTCATTTATAATCTTGATATTCTCTTGTTCGGCTATCTCTTCATCGCTTGGCATACCTTCTTGTGCTGGTCCGCCACGATACTTCTTCAATAAATCTTCTTGTCTGGTTTTCTCTATAATACTATCTACATCTCCAAATTCTGCGTGCTGTAAGAAGGTTCCTTGATCTATTAGGCCAGCTTCAAACAACTCTTTTAACTTATCTAACTGAGCATCTTTAGTGTAAGCAAGCCATGATCCAACCGAGACTCTAACTTCGTTCTCTTCTCCTATTACGGCCAAATCAAACACATCGGTTCCGATCTTCACTGAGTTCTTGTTCTTTCGTTTCTCTCCTTTTCCACCAATTACAGTGAAATGCTCAGGATCTCCACCATTACCCAATGCTTTAATTATTCTTGGAATGTTGTAATTACGACTAACTTCCTTCAGTACCTTTTTGGCTACATTAATAAGAAATTCTTCTAATGAATCAATTAATCCCTGTTGGTTGGTTGCGTCTGCACTCTTTAGTTCTGCAATACCAATTCCTGACTTTACTCCTGTTGGGATTCTTCCCATTGAGGCTTCATGTGCTCCTCCAATGTCTTCTATATATCTCATCATATTCTCTATTTGCTTAGAGTAAGAATTAGGTAGGGATTGGATATCAAGGGTAGTTACTTCAGCACCAGGGTTTTTCTCCACAATCGTACCGTGTTCGTTAGCAAACATTCTTACACCAGAGTTCTTATCAATTACGATTCGACCTATTGCATACTTATAGTTGTATTGGAAAATAGACGATTCTAAGGCGTTAAGTACTCGATTCATTGGGATAACGTGTTTAATCCAGCTCTCACCATAGATCTCAATTGGGTTAATATCTGCCTGATAGATTACAAATGGGAAGTCTGATCGCCTAAGTAGTTGAATTTTAAGAGGATCTTCAAGTATATCTATATAGGTAACTACTCTCATTAATATCTCGCCTAGCCTTAGTTTCTTATTGTCTTCATCATGTTCTGCTAATTCTTTGGCTAAATCTTCCTTGTTGTCCTCTGTTACTCTGATTTTGCGATAGGCTTCTTTGAGAATAACTCCATCACTAGACTCAGCATCATAGTTTTGTTTATATCTTAATGCTTGAAGTAAAAACTGTTTATATTCTGATTGAGCTTCCCTAGATTCACCAGTCGCTAATTGCTTATAAAATGTAAAACCTGGGTTGGCTTTTACTTCTTCTAGTGGTCGTCTTACACATTTGAAACAATACTCAGCGTCTTCCGTAGAAGTAGCACTGGGATCAACATAATAATCAAAAGTATCAATTAACCAAATAAATATCTCTCCATTTCCATTGTCTGCATCGGGATCAAATCCTATTTGCCATGGTCCACCAACTGAGTACATTAAACCTTGAATTACCGTTTCTTTTATTAGTCTGCGTAAACCCATTTTGTCGTAGAAATAGTCTAACAATTTGCCTGAATATCTAGCATTGTTCATTGACTGCTCATTCTTGTTGTTGGGTAAAACTTCCCACTTAGGCCTAAACGAAGTGACTTGGCTACTAATGCTACGCATTTGAGCCCACACCAAGTTAATAGGAATCTTAATCAATGATCTACCAGAAATAATCACCGTTCTATTCGAGGGATTATATCGAGAGAATTGGTATCCTCGTCTAAATAAATCTCTTGTTAGCCATTCCCAGTCATATCTTTTACGAGACTCTTCTGCACCTTTAAACCTCTTTTTAGCAGAATGAAAGTATCGCCTGTTTTTGGCTCTAAGCACATCTTCCACTGCGTCAACTGGTTTTACTACTTTGTTTTGAATGCTATCTGGTATAGCAATTTTAGGTTCTTTTCGTACTGCCACTTATATTTTGCACAAATTTAAGAGGGGGTTTTATAAACCTTAACCTTTTGAACTTCTCCATCGTCAAATTGAAATCCTTCAACTTCGGAAAAGTCTATCGGTCTTGCATCACTAAAAGTATTCTCATTTGGGACATTTTTCATGTTGTTGGGTTCAGGTTCGACTCCCTCTCCTCCCAACGATTTAATCACTGTAGCCATTGCCTTAATCTTTTCAGCTCCAAGCTTGCCTGCGTTCTTTAACAAATATTCAACTACTCTGTCAGTATTTTTCATTCTGTTTCCTCAAACTTCATATAACTATCAATATCACTTAATACTCGCTTAACCCCTGCATAACGGTTTCCCTTATATGCTACCACATCTTCTGGTAATGATAATAAGAAGTTCTCTAGTTTAACTAATGCTTCATCTTTGGTAATAAATCCCTTGATAATGTCGTAAATATCTTCTCTAACTATCTTGCCCGTATCTATAATGTCGGCTTTCACCTTTTTTTCTGCTCTCTTTGGTTCTCGTTTTTTGAGGAGTGTTGTCATAAAAAAACCACAACTTTTAAATCGTGGAGTTAATCCTGCTTAAAATATATCACAGTCGATTAAGTTTAACAACTAAATAGCTTGGGGGATTTAGACTACAGAGAGTTATTTGTCAAAACTTAAGAAAGCTTAAGATTGACCAGTTACAACATAGAAGAAAATCACCTTAATTAACCAGAAGATTAGGATCGTAAGTAGAGTACTTATTATGAAAATGCCGATTGGATTAAATGAGCTGGTGAAGATTGTGGAGACACAGAAGATAATATAGATAACCTTTAGTAGGCGATACCAAGATGCTTTTACCAAGTCTTCTTTTTTCATGATTAGTTTTCTAGTTTTAATGGCTCGTATTCTGAGAGTATTTTTTCAGTTAGTTCTGATCCAGTCATTTCATGATTTATGGCGTAGGTTTTTACTTTCTTAATCATTGTTATGGGTAGCCATGCACTAAAACGCCTCTTGGTCTTATCTTGTTTTTCGTTATATCCGTGTTTCATTTTTCTCCTTTTAATAATTAATGGTAAAAATGAGAGGGTGCGACCCTCTCTCAAAGACCCTGTAATATTTCAACAGGTAAAGTAATTATTTTAATTATAACATAATTTTTTAAGTTCTTTATGAATCTTCTTTGCCATCTTCAAACAGCTCCATCATTTTCTTACTAGGTTCTGGGGGGTTTTCAATCAAATCAATAACTTTCTCCATGCTTTCGTTTGTTACTGTGATAATAGCTCCCGTATCGTATGGGTTAAAAGGTTGTTTGTTCATAGCCTGTTATTTACTCTCTTCCTATAAATCTTCTTAGAACTACCTAGAAACTCTCCCATATCTACTATTCCATGATTAATTCTGATAACAAAAGATACATCTCCAAAACCAGAAGTGGCTTGTACTCTCTTAATCTCATTCTCTAAGTCGTAGAGATATGGGTAGTGTTCCTTGAGGTAATCGAATATATCTTTATTTATCATATTAAAAAAAGTCCATTATGCCAGTCTCAGCTAGTGTAGACTGACTAATATCTTCCCCTTCTGGCCTACCATCTCGGTAACGCCTTTGTTGATCGCTCATTTCTGTAATCTCATTGGTTGATTGTGTCTGTCCTATTATAGTAAACATTTCAGTTGCAAGATAGCGAGCTGCATCGAATATATGCTCATAGTAGCCTTCTTTCTCGTAGAACTCCTTTTGCTCTTTTCCTTCTGCTATATCAGGATAATGCAAGCCTCCTTTGAAACCATCAATCGAATCTGTTTGATCTGGGTTAACTAATAGTCCAACCTTGCCATCTGCTCGCATGGCTAGCTTCTGTCTGATAATCTCAGCTCCTTGTTTAATTGGTTGCTTACGGTGTTGAGGATGAATGTCCATTGCGTTAAGGATTTGAATTGATGTTACTTCGCTCTTATCACTAACCTGAGTACCAGCAGGATCACAAGCATCTATGTATTTAGCTCCTGGATACTCTGCAAAACAATATCTTTTAACCCTGGACCCAAAGACTCTAATCCCCTCATCCTTGCCCAATATAACCTTCATCCATCCCCATTGATCGAACTGATTCAATCTAGTTATCAAACAACAGGGCCGATGAAAGCCAAAGTCCCAAGCACGATATAACACTTCTCCTTTATGATATTCAGTCTTGCCAATGTTGTACTCTTTAAACTCAGGGAAGAATGGCTTGCCAGCATAGGTTGAATAATCAATCTCGTACTCTCTTAACCAGCCACGCTCTGTCATTCCTTGCATAGCTTTATCCACCCATTCCTTAGTGTTCTTATCAGGATCAGCGGTGTAATGACAACGCACTACTGTAAACTTATTTATTTGGTTTCTTGTTACGGGCAGGATCATTTTTAACTTTCTTTTTAACTGTTTTACCTACTAGGTTCATGACTATCCTCTTGGCAACCTGCTTTCTACAGGCATTACACCAAGCAACCACGGTTGTCTTGCTTGGAGTTGGCATTCCTCCTAAATGAATAGTTTCTAATGGCTCACCACACTCACATCTACCTACATATAAATACTCCAACGCTGGAGGGATAAAACTACGAGGTTCGGGTTTAGGTGTTCGCCTAGACCCAGGAGGCACCAATGGCTTCACTTCCTCCAGCGGTGGAGCAACTATATCTTGTGGTTCTGATACTTTAGGCTTGCAGGTTTTAGAGTGAGCTTTATAACTTGCGTAATCTGCAAATTCTACCCCACAACTTAAACATAACCAGCCTTTTTTCTTATTCATATCTTATAATCTTTTCATTAACTTTTTAACGTCTTCTCTGTTGTGAGCAAAAAGTGTCACGGGTAGGATCAGAATTATCAAGTCTTAATTTAGTCCTATATTTTGTCCGACTTTAATAAATAAAAGAACTCTTTAAAATTGGGTGATGATACCCCTATAAATGCTCCTCCACCTGTAATCGTAGGTTTAGCAGCAGTATAGGCTTCTTCAGCTTTCTCTTGAAAGGCCATTTCATCACTGAAGATCCTTGATGCTGTGTATTGTCTTAATATATCAGATCCTTGAGGAGTGCCTTGAATAATACTGTTACGCTTGCCAAATCCTAGCTTTAGATATGAGGGAGGATCGGCAGGATAAGCCTGTTTTATGAACTCGGGCAGATGCTCATAAATAAACTTAGCTCTATCAACGTTGGCGTTTGCATCTACTTCCTTTTTAGATTGAAAGAAGATTCTCCTCCCATCATGAAACATAGCATCCCACAAATGACAGGCACACATTATCCAAGTAACCATCATCTGTCTAGATTTCTCTACTAATAGTAATGGTTCGTTTAGAAAATGATCTGCTAGCTCCCTTAGATAAGGTTTGTGCATAGGAAGCTTCTTAATTGGATTAACCTTATCATGCTCATCCAAAGTAAAGACTAAATCAGCTAAGAAATAATGTAAGTTATCACCAGCTTTTTTGGTTTTAGCTTGCATTACTTTTAACGATAGTTGCGTCTTCTGCTGTGGATTTAGTTTCTCTAGTTTCTTTAATAATTCCTCCTTGGTTATTCCCGCTAAGGAGTCCAAGGATTGATTCGGCAAGTTGTTCATTGGTTATATTTATAATATTTAACTGCTTAGTTTCTGACTTTATATCTTGTTGTGGCATTCCATCCATATAACTCCAAATTAATTTCATGGCTGTAATATCACCCTCTAAAGCTTTCTTTAATATGTTTTTACCCAAGGCATCTTTAACTTCTGGTTTGGACTTTAACATTCCTTGAAACCAATCAGTTATAGAATAACCTTTTTTAGGTCTTCCATTAGGGTTTCCTGATTGTCCTGGTTTAAATGATGCTGGTGTTCCCATATTGCTGTTAATCTGCTGTTTTATTAATATAGTTATTATATCTTTTCCTTATAACATCAACATATTTAGGATCTAATTCCATCATATAACAAGTTCTATCTGTTTGTTCACAAGCTATTAGTGTAGTTCCAGTACCACCAAATAAATCAATTACTGACTTACAAAAATCCATCTTCTTAATAATCCAAACTGGAAATGCAACTGGAAATCCTGCCTTATGTACTTTTGCGTAATCATTTCCAGAGTTATTTTCCGTTTCAATAACATTTGGATACTTACCTTGCCAACTACAAGGAAAGCCCCTTGACTTATTATCCTTAGAAAAAGCAAATACATATTCCCACTTTGTACTAAATGTACCTGGATTTATGTGTGGTGGAGCAATAGACTTATTCCATACCAAAATATCTTTTATATAATCACGCATTTGTGTTTGAAAATCTATTAAAGCAATTTTATTGCTCTCTAAAATACCAAGATTAACAAATGAAAATGTAGAATACTCAAGTGAGTTCAATGTAGTTGCAACTAAAAATGAAACATATTCTAATTCTGATTTGTTGTCTCCATCATTTTCATAAAAATTACCTCGTATATTTTTGCCTGCATTATATGGCGGTGATGTGAAACTAATATCAACCTTCTTCCCGTCCATTAACTTCTCCACATCCTCGATATTGGTTGCGTCTCCGCACATTAATCTATGCCTACCTAACTCATATACTTCACCCAACTTACTATCTGATTCACCCTCTGCTACTGGAGGTGCTTCATCTTCCTCAACTTTTTTATATTTATCCAATAACTCCTCAATACTAGTTAGTTTCCCTAGGTCTACCTTATAATCTCCTAAATCTATATCGGGAATGCTCATAATTAACTCAGTTAGTTTGTCTTCATCGTAGTAACCAGCTCTATCGTTATCAGCTAAAGCATATTTTAATTTCTCTTCATCCGTTGGAGCAACAACAACGCTTGTTGGCACATCTTTTATCCCTAATTCTCTACAAGCTACCAATCTCATATTGCCCCCAAGTACAGTGCCGTCATCAGTAATTATGAATGGTTTAAATACACCCAATTCCTTAATTAAATTCTTTAATCGTTCAACCCCTTCAGGTTTAATCCCTCGAGGATTCTTCTTCCAGTTCTTTAACTTGCTGATATTCATTTAGTAATCCTTTTTATTTGATAGTCTCCTTAGGAGTCTCACTATTTGTTTTCTTTTCTTCTTTAACCTCGAGAGTTTCTGCTTCATTAACGTAGTATTCTTTTTTAGTGAGGTCATACTTTGCCTCTTCTCCTGTGCCAAATTCTCTGCCGATAGTTTGTTCAGCAATTTCTTTGACCCAGTTTCTAATTATTAATTCGTGAAAGGCTATAATCTGTAAATGAAATCTTAGTCCTTTCATTTGGTTTTCTGTAAACTTATGTGTTTTCATGTTCCTCCATTTTGGCTCTCGCCATTTGATAATGATATTTGCTACAAAACTTTCCAGTACAAGGGCCAGAGTTTACCACATAGATTTGATCTCTTGCTTTGTTGCAAAAATCACACCTGCGTTTAGTCTTATGCCACATACCTAATATAACTTCTTCTGTCATAATATCTCCTCATAAAGAAATCCTAATGGTATCCACCCAAAAACTAACCAAAGAGTTCCAGCCATAGTCCATCTCTCAATGTCATAAGCTAAACCATAGAATATTGGGCCGATATAAAATATAAAAAGTAGAACCACTAAAAATGGTTTATTCATAATAATCCTTGTAAAAATATTCTAACTTCTTGCTCTTCTCTCTTGTAGTCCACTGCCTGTCTGAATCTATCGGTTACATTATCGCACATCTGTTTATAGGCAGGGTTATCCATACTTTTAATTATATCACAAGCCTGATGTATCGAAACCCTATCTAAGTCTATCCCTGTTACCATATGAGTGAGTAAATTGCTTGCTAACTTGTTTACATATTGGCTACTCCTATAGAGTACTGGCTTACCTACTGCAAACCAATCATGAATCACATGGCCAAATCCGTCTCCTTGTCCTTTGAGGTGAACACCAAACTTACAGCATTGCATTGTTTTAGCTACATCTTTTTGTTTGGTAATTATTCCATCACGACAACTAATTCCATAACTCTTAAACTCATACTCTGGCATTAGTTTCTCTAGCTCCTGAAAATACTCCCAATCTCTTTTGTGTATGTCGTGTTCGGGTAAACAATTAACAAATGAATACATCTTGTTTGACTCCACTGGCTGACCTGGTTTAAAAATATTAAGGTCAATGTTCTGGTGATAAAAAACTGCGTTCTTACTTGTCGGCACTTTAATTGGTATGGTGCTAGACATTAGATTATCTATTAAACTCCAATCACAAGGCCATTCATTCCCAAACTGAACTACAAACTTACAACCTTTTTCTTGTGCTAACTTTTTATAACATCCAATGTTCCCATAATAAGAAGCTATAACAACACCTATGTCTCGAGCTATAAACTGATCGTAGGTTAATGCTTGTTCGTTTTTGAACTCATTTTCAATTACATAATAATTGTCTACTGTTTCAATTACATTATTTCTTGGTCCCATTTTAGTGGGGACGGTGTTTCTTACCTGGAGATACTGCTTAATTGTATCTGGATGATTTTTATATATCTCAGCGTTCTTCCAATAACCTTTTTCAAACCAATCTACTCCAATGGGCCTGAATAGTTTATGACCCAATCTGTCTTCTAATAATATTTGTAATGACTTATACAAAATCTGATGATGTATGTCTACAAAGATGTCCATTTTATTGGTTTCATTTTACTAAACAATCTATTTAACCTGTTAATATCGCTTTTGTCTCCATAATCTTTAATACTTTTGTATCGAGGAACGTCTTTAGCCATGTAATCTATAGCCTTTAATCCTGTTGATGTTACAAGTAAATTCCAAGGTCTAACGTCTGATTTAAACTCTAAACACTTATAAGCCGCTGAAGCTTGAACTTGCCACCATCTTGGCTCAGGCCACACAATATTAAAATGTAGTAAGTTCCAAACATTCACTCCTCTAATTATATTTTTATCATTAATTCTCTCTCCCTCAATCTTAAACTTATGTCTGTCTAGGTGTGAAACTCCAAAGAATGCGTCTAGGTTTTCCCTGGGTTTTCCCCATGTTTTCCACATTTCTCTTTTAGTTCCTTTTAAATGAGAGTAGGTTTCTCCCAGTTTCATAGCTGTGCCTTCTCCCCTTACTATGTCTTGAGCTAGTTTAATCGCATCACCCCCACAAGCATTATCTTCGTTAGCTAAATCATTGATTGTAATATAAGTTAATTTCTTGATTGCTTCCCATACCCATGGCAAATCCTCTACGGAAAAATGGTGTAAGACCGCCAAGTTTAAAATCACATCAAACAACTCTACGTGCTTTGACCATTTAACTAAGTCATTTTTGGTTAGTCTGTGCTGACAAAGGACCACGTTATATATTCCATCTTCCTTATACATTTTCTTTTGGATCTCACAGCTAATTGGATCTGATTCAAATGAAACTACAAGAGAGTCTGGATAAGTTGTGGCGATCTTTTTAGTGAAGAATCCTTGAGCTGAACCAATATCTAACACTACACTATGAGGATCTATTTGTCCCTTAATTAAGCGCCATCTTTCATCACAATCTCTCTGTCCACGCCAATATTGGCCTTTGTGTCTAATGTCTTGATAAATTTCGTCTAGTTGTTTAACTAAATTGTCCATAATATTTCATTAAATGATAACATCTTCGGCAAAACCCATGTGATTTCCATTTTGAATCTTCACCACACATTAAACATGGATGATGATATTTTTTTATATGTATCAAGCTGTGTTGTCTATTTCCGTTAACTATTTCTAAATTTTCAATTCTATTATCATTTTTAACACCATTTATATGATGTACAAACTCTTTCCGCCTCAATTTCCTGTCTAATTTTTCTTCCATTATTAATCTATGTTCATATGCAAATTTATTGCCTCCTAGGTTAACCAAAATATAACCAGTAGGAATCTGATGTTTACCACCTTTCCACAATGGAGAATTACTTTGCCACAACTTCTTTCGAAGATTATTATACCTTTCCTTTTTTTTCTGTTCTGGTAATTTAACGATTAAATCTTTCATTTGAAAAATTTGTCCCACTTTTCATCTGGCTTGGGTAAAATTGCCTTTAATTCTCTACATAATTTTAGATGTCTTTCGTCTTGAAGCACATCTACTTGCATACTCCAATGATTATAACTACTAAAGATATCTGGTCTGTATATAACGTAATTTTCATCTTTAAAACACAAATAGTTTTGATTTACTCCACCTAAATGAAATGCTTGATCCCAGTCCTTAAAACCAATATCTTGTAGATAAACAGGAGTAATGCCTAAATCAAGCACATCTCTTACCACTAAACCAAAATGATCGGCTCCAAGTTCTTGACTAGCTGAAAAGTTCTTCTTTGTTTTTTCAAGTAATTCTCTTTTAATAAACCAAAGTGATGGGTGAACATACGATCTTGTTAAATATCCTTGATGTGGCTGACTTCCTTGCTCGGCCTTCCAACCAAAATGATCTGTAGTTTTCATCAAGTCTTCAATCGTTGCCCAAAGTCTCTCCCAATCATCTGTAAAAAAGTCTTGTTCAATAGAACATACCCACTCACTGTCAGATAGTTCAAGCATTCTATTAGTAGCAACATTTCTCCAGTCTTGCTTTCCCCAATCTAGTGGATCTGAATCCATAAACGTAATATCTAGGTCTTTTAATGATTCGTGGATAAAGTGATCGAAGTACGGAAATCTGTTGTGTTCAGAAAATAGAATAATTACTTTTCCAAACTGCTGTCTGTATAAGTTTAAAAAGTTTCTAAACGTTGGATAGTCGCAATGCTTTATCCAACAAATAAGTAAATCAGGTTTCATAAAACTCCTTTAAATCTATGATTGGATGTCTTAAAAATTCGCCCATCTTTTTCATTAGTTCTTTATTAAAATTCCGCCAATCTTCCGATTGAGTCAATCTATTTGATAATTCAAGGTATTGTTTAAATATTTGAGGTTGATACCAATTACTTTCTAATCTAAAGTTCTGAGTTAGTCCAGCTAAGTGATACCATTTTGGCACAAATACATCATCTAAAATTCCCCACTTACCAATTGCTTCAAGCTCTTTGCCGAACTTATAAAAGTGATCTCCCACGTCTTTATCTACACTAAAATCTCTTGAGGTGCGTAATATTGCTTGCTTCTTAACCAGCAGGCAAGCAGGGTGAAATCTATTTCCATCTCTAAATCCTACCGTGTTGAGGTTAGAATTTAACAATGCTTCAAAAAACATCGGTACAACTAAAAAATCTTGCTCTAAAAACAATATCCTATCTGCTTTACTATGCTTTACCGCTACGTTTAAAGCAGCGTTTCTCCAGTCTCTACCATCATCTTCATAGTTTTCAATTATCGTTGGGTCGGCAATAAATGGCTCATAAGTTTTATCACTAGCTGATTGAGTTCTAACAATTATTACCTTCTCAAATAAGCCTCTATCTTGATTGATTCGCCACCTAAACCAAGGATAGTCAATGTCTTTGGGCCAGCAGCAGATGATGTCTGTTGTCATATTCGCATTAATTCATTATAAATCAACTTCTTTTTATTAATATTGTTCTTATCTAAATTAGCTCTTACGACTAGTTGATTAATTCCCAAGTTATAGTCAATTCTTAAATCATCAAATCCCTTAATCGTTTCAACAGCTATGCTCCAAAAGGCCGCCCTTGTTTCCATTTCTAACATAGCAGATTCATTCCCTGTATCGGGAACTTGTCCGCTTAAATAAGCTCCCAGCCCTGATGATAAACTCCCCCCATGAACCCATCTCATTGGCTGTCTCCAATTCATTTCCCCCTTCTCTTTGTTTGATACCTCATAAGGATCAGCATGATTTTGAGGAACATCAAAGAACTTGAGTCCCATAGCCCTGAGCTGCACACAAGCCCACACAAAGGTATCGCCATGGTTATCGACTTTAAAAATGTGATCCAATTTATCACAATACTTATTTGCGGGCCATGTATAAGAGGCAAAGTTTAAGTCAGTTTTCAATAAATCTTCTCGCTTACAGAAAAAGAAGTTAGGCCAAAAGTTTGGACCCCTATCCCCATACCCCGAGTAATTTAATCCATATTTCTTTTTACTAGCTAAAGCCACTTCATCGCCACAACTAAATCTAGGAGAACCACCAGCGTCATATTCTCCAGACTCAATCTTTTTAAAACACTCGTCAACAATTCCCTGTGAAAATATAAAGCCATCGTCCTCTAATAACATTACTGAGTCCTCTTGAGAACAATGAGTCATTTGAGTTATGGGAGCACCGTTGCCAATTCCTTTTTGATGATAAATAAACCTAACCTTTGGATCTCTTACAACACGATCAAGAAATTCAGCCATCACACCTTGTCCAACCCCACTATGGTTGTTATAACAAATCCAAAACTTATCTACTTCGTCATACCATCGTTCTTTAAAAAACTTATACGCTAATAAAGCGATAAATGGATCTCCTCCTGCACTCATGAAAATTGCTCTACTCATATTTTTATTATTTGCCTCTCTTCAAAAAATTGATTAATGGCATTGGTTAGTTCTGATCTGTATTTGTTTAAGTCTTGAAGCTTCTTATCGTCCTTTTTGCTGTGTTCGTTTCGCTGTACTTTATCCACTAACATAAAAATCTTAATATTGGTTACGCCCAGCTCGTCAATTAATGTTCCAATTGTTTTATTAATATACTCCCCTTTTCTTTATCTTGTCATATTGTAGGTGGCATTTTGGACATAAAGATGCCCAATCTCCAATATCTTCAAGATAATAACCACTAATATTTGCCCAATGAAATCTTGTTGATTGATGTTTTAAATTAAAACTACAACAATTAGCTTTTCCTAATAAACCTTCTATTCTACGATGTTTAGCTCTGTATCCTATATTACTAAATGCACCCTTCCATAAATAACTTTTTTCTCTTTTATGCATTTCACTCAATCTTTTTCTCAAATCTATATTTTCATAAGCTTTCTTAACAGAGATCGACATTTTTTTCTTAGTTTTGTTTGAATGAATTTGTACCCCTTTCTTTCCTTTATTCCAAGGTTTTCGTCCTTTTGCAAAAGTATTTCCAATCATCCTTTTTTTAGTAATCTTTCCCTTGCATTTTTTAGAGCAATAAATAGAAGTTTTCTCTCGATAGTCATGTACTTGATATTTTTTCTTGCAAATTTTACAAATTAAATCAATCATAGCCCGTGATATTCATTAACTTTATTAACGTATTTCAAAAATGACTCAGCTTCTATTCCCATATCCTCTAGCAACCCAAAAACCCTATCTTCTATAGATGGTCTTATTTGCATTAACCAATACCACGCCAAGTGCCTTAGTATTTCTTGTTGTGGTTGGTTTTTAATATAGTCAAAGTATGTTTTCTTATCTCCTTGTAATTTAGTAGTTAAAAGATAGGGAATCGTACTTCCTGCCCTAACATGATAATAGCCTAAGTTTTTACCCTTCTCTGTTGGTTCTTGATTGAAGTATATACTTGTTTTGTCTTCTTCTATTTCGTAAGGTTTTAATCCATCATTTAACATTGCCTCTGTTAATTTGCCTAATGTTTCATGTTCGGGCATATTTGGCCCCCACTCTACGTCTAAATAGTTCATTAAGGTTTCTTTTTTAGCTGCAAACCAATAAGGACAAAACTTATTCCCACCATTTAGCTTGTCGGTTTTGTAAGTTCCACATGAGTCATAAATAGAAACTACGTCAAAATCGTTAAGTTTATCAAAAGTGTTCTTAATTACTCCTTTTTTATATACAACCATATCATTGTCCATAAATAAAACGTGTGATTCGGCAACTTCTGGCAAGATTTGTTTGTAAGCATCGTAATAACGAAGACTAGGGTTTGTATTCATTATCTTAATTTTTTTATTCTTTCTTATTCTTGTGTGAAAATTCCAATTAGAGTCTAATAAATACAATCTGTCTACTTCTTCTCCCCAAATCTCTCTAAAATTCTGATAAAAAAAGACCGATAGTGCATTAAAATACTTATGCACATACATTGGGCAATAATTATGAAAGGCTACGATTACAGCGTTAGACATATTCTTTCACCATGCTTCTGATACCCTCTTCAAAGGAGATTTTAGGCTCCCATTCGAGAATATCTTTAATTTTACTAATGCTAGAAATATAAACATCTTGGTCTGCTGGTCTTTTGTCTTCAAATTTAAGATCACACTTCTTACCTGTTAACTCTTTAATTAATTGAATTGCTTCTAAAAGTGAATAAGTGTTTTCTGGACCACCACCCAAAGTAAATATTTCACCATTACATTTGTCAATATTCTCTAGGGCATCAAGATAGGCTCTAGCCGTATCTCTACCGTCTAAAACGTCTCTAACTTGCTTACCCGTACCAAATAAAGTGATCGGTTCTTCTTTTAAAATTCTTCTAATAAACCAATCTACCCATGCTTGATTCTCTACACCCTTTTGAAATAGCCCGTAGATACAAGACATTCTGAATATAACTACAGGAATCCCAAATTGAAGATGATACTCTTGAGTGTAAAGCTCACCGCAAAGTTTACTTATCCCATACATACTGTGAGAATGTTTACAGAACCCTGACACTGGATAATTCTCATTAATTGCTTGGGGAGTAACGTCTAATATTGTTTTATCAGACTCAACGTCAACTCCAACAATTTCTCTTAGAAAATTAGCAGAGTTTACATTCTCCCACACAAGCCTATTATTCTTAGCTCTCGTGGGCAACTCATTCATCTTATCGCTATAAACTTTGTTGGTGCTTGCGTACAAATAAGGCACATCTAATTTCCTAGCTAAATTCAAACTGTTTACTGTGCCTCCCGTATTCGTCTCAAAATCATAAACTGGAAATTCAATTGATTTTAATACTGAGGGGTTGGCAGCAAAGTTAATAATTGCATCTACTTTTGGTATCTTTTCAAAGTCTCCCGCTTTTCTCACATCTCCCCAAACAAACTTATATTTATCCTTATACTTCTCTTCCATGTGGGTTAGGTTATTCTTAACTTCATTTCTTGAAAGATTATCAAAAGCCACAACATTATGACCTCGATTAATCGCTTCTATGGCTAAATTTGTTGAAATGAAGCCACATCCGCCTGTTAATAAAATCTTCATAAAAGATCCTCCTTATGTTTCTTATATGCCCCCCAAAGCCCTCGGGGTGTTGGAAATGCAAATGGTTTTAATTCATAACCTAATATATATCTATTTTTAATTATTGAAGGGAAAGCCCCAAAAGGCCAATGGGCAAACTCGGGATGATCTGGATTCTTGTTACCCTGACTGCACCCACGATGTAAGTCATGGATAAAAATGAACCCACCTGGTTTTAAATTATCATAGAATTTTACAAGCTCACGGTAACGTAAGTTTGGTTCTGAATCAAGGAAAATGATGTCATATTTATCTTTAGTCTCAAAATCTAATGATGAAATTTGATTTACAGTAATCCAATCTTGTAGCCCCAATTTTGTCCATCTTTCCTTACTTGTTTGTATATGTTGAAGCTCGATCTCTATGGTAGTTAAATGTCCAAATCCATTTTCTTTTAATCCGACCGCCATATAAGCAGAACTCCAGCCCTTATAAGTTCCAGTTTCTAAAATTCTTTCTGGCTTCATTACTCTGACTAAACCATAAAGAAATTCTCCACACTCACATTCAATAGATCCATCGTTATGTCTAGAGTATTTAGATCCAACACATTCTTCTGTAATTCCCTCGCTTGGATCTAATTCTAAAAATTTATCTGTAATCATAACTTTTTTCTAATTTCGGGATATAGTTTGGTTGCTAATCCCCAAAATTCTTTGTCATATTTACAATGACATTTTCTACATAATGCTATCCAATCATTAACATCTCTAATATATTGATGGCTTTTATTCGCCCATTCAATTTTATTAGTTGTACTACACTTTTCGCATTTAATTGGCTTTCCCTTTCTACTTCTAACCCAATCGTGCAGAGCATGATACCCAACATCTCCAGCCTTCCAGTTATAGCTTTTATCTCCATAATGGCCTTTTGATATTTTTTCCCTAGTCTCATTAGAGTGTTTAGAGCCCATCTTAGCTTTGCTAATATTTTTTTTCCATGCATTAGAAAAAGGGGGTCTTTTTTTTCCTTTTCTAACTAAGCTCATTTTTTTCTTAGTTTCTTCTGAAAGTGGTCTACCTTTTAATGATTGGCTTATCTTCTTTTTAGTTTCTTCAGAAAGGTGCTTACCAAGCCAATACTTATATCCTTTATGTCCTTTTTTAAACTCTGTCTTTGGACTGTTATGTTTACCTTTTAAAGATCCACTTAATTTTATATTTTTTACCATTCTTCTATTATACTAAATCTTGTTAAAGAATGCACGCCATTCTGAAAGAATTGTGTTTTTTCCAAACACTTCTTCAGCTTTAGCCCGTGATTGAATACTAATTTTTTTAGCTAACTTTTCATCATTAAATAGTAATTTAATATAAATCTTTGCCTCCTCAACATTCTTGGCAATAAAGCCAGTTTCTCCATGATCTATTAAATTAGGAATTTCGTAAATTTGATAAGAAGGGAATCCACTCATCCAAATATCGCCTCCAAAAGCTACAACAGGTATTCCAGTCATCCACGCCTCAATAAAGCTTAAGCTGTAAGATGCGGGCCATGTCCCTGCGTAAAGAAATGCTCTGTTGTCTCTTAAAATTCCCTTTTGATTATCGTAGCTCACTTGTCCGCCGTTTAAATTCCCCAAGTCTGCATTGCCATTGCCGTATACCTTAGCTTGAAAACCACTCATGGCTTCTATAATTGGTTTATAATAACAGCTTGCTCCTCTTCCTCTTAATGATTGAGTAAAATTGATTACTTGTTTGTTTGCTCCAACCCATCCGATATATTCATTTGGATCTTTGTAAAATCTAATCATTGCACTTGCCCCAATATAATCTGGCATCTTCTGTTCCATAGGTGAGTATCTAACAACCTTCAAACCCTGATCGTATAAGTGTTTCATCTGTCTCTCATTTTCAGGACTAGATTGCCCAATGGTTCTCCAAATTACTTTCTTGTGTTTAATATTAGGCCAGTTCTGCATAAGGATTTCAACATCTCCTCTGCCTCCCATTACAAAAATTACATCAAATTGCTCGATTATATTTTTAGACATTTCTGTTTTGGGAAATTTACTTGCTATCTCAATTAGGCCAGGATAGTGTTTAAGCCCTGGAATACCTGGTCTGTGTAGTTGTGGATTTCCAACAGGATCACTATAAGCTCCTTGATAAGAAAAACAGTCATACCCCATTTCGGTAAACAATTTAATCTCATCATATTCTAAAACTTGATGGATACTAAGATATAAGATTCTCATAAAAGCATTTTCTGAGCCAACCTTTTTCTGGAAATTTCTATATATTCAGAGTTTAATTCTATACCTATATAATTTCTACCTAGTTTTTGAGCCACTAATCCAGTAGTACCAGCACCAAAGAATGGATCTAAAACCACGCCATCTTTGGGACACCCAGCTTTAATTGGAGTTTGACATAGCTTCTCTGGATAGGTGGCAAAGTGGGCTTCCTTAAATGATTTGGTTGTTATAGACCAGACAGTTCTTTTGTTACGATTAGGGTATTTTTTACCAGTTAATTTTCTAAAATTTTGTTTTATATATTTATCTGCATATTCATTTTCTCTTCTTCCTCCAGTTCTTTGCCTTTTTCCTGTATAAGACTCTGGATCAATAGATGGTTCTGTTTGCTGCTCAAAACAATACTTCTTATTTTTACTAAAGAAAAACAGTTTCTCAAAGTCTACCGTAAACCTATCTTTAACACTTGAAGGCATACAATTAGGCTTGTGCCAGATAATCTCGTTTCTTAATATCCAGCCACGATTAGTCATTTCTATAGCAAAACGAGAGGGGATTTGAAGTAAACACTTACTTGGCATTTTACTAGCTCTAGCAGTACCATTTGGCATTACATAAACCTGTTTAGAGTTTTTTACATACTCTCCTACATCAACATTTTTACAAGTACCATTACCACTACCACCATAAGTATCACCCATATTCACCCAGCAAGTACCTTCTTTTTTTAATACTCTTTTAACTTCATCAAAAATACTACAAAGTTTATTTATATATTCTTGGAATGTTGGTTCTAATCCTAATTGTCCATCTACCCCATAATCTCTTAATGCCCAATAAGGAGGGGAAGTCATACACATATCTACTGATTCAGATTCTATGGTTTTAAGTTGAGATAATGCGTCACCGTGCAATATCATAAATTTTGATAAATATTTTCTAATCTTTTTAACATTTTATTACCTACTGCCTCATAAGAAAAAGTGTTCTGAGCCAGTGTAAAAGCTTTTGTTGCTTTTTCTTGTGCTAGTGGCTGATGTTCATAAACATAACGCATATTTCTTTTTAAATCACCAACATCTACCTGTGCCCATTTTTGATCGTTAGTATACCAACGCATCATTTCCATATTAAAAACTGGAATCATGTCATATCTTACCAAATAAGCCTCTTCATCAGTTAAGTATTCATTTACTCCCCCAAGATTGGTTGATATTACTGGCTTATTCATCACCATTGCTTCAACAATGGGAATAGACCAACCCTCTCCTCTATGGCTACTTACAAAACAATTACCAGTAGCATGAAGACGGATCAGGTCCGCCTTGCTTAATAGTTCAAATGAAATATATATAGGGGGAAAATAGTCTAAGTCTAAGTCTTCTTTTAGTTTATTAATGTCGTAAGTGATTTGATTCAGCTCTTGTGGATCAAAAAACTCCTTATAAGTCTTAATCAATAGTCCAACATTGTCTCGTCTTCCAAATTCAGTTAGATAGGATTTTAAAAGTGATCTCCAATCCTTTCTTTCTATCCATTGGAATATTGAGTAAAACATATATGAATGAACAACTGCGTTCCCTTTCCATCTTATCCTTTTGGGTTTGCCAGTCATATCTATATCTATGGCTTCTGGAATTACGTAAATTGGTCTTTTAACCCCAGAATTTTTAAATACTTTTTTATGATATTCAGTTGAAGTCCAAATCTCGTCCATGAGATTAGCTGACCATACAAACGCTTCGTGTAGTTTATCTGTCTGCCACATCAGCCTGCCGATATGGTATTTACAAGGTTCTAAATAACGAAGGTACATATCTGGCGTACAGTGCAAGATTTTAATATCATAGTTTTTATCTAGTCCATGATATTTCTGTGCTGTTTTTAGTCCCCTACCATAATCGGCCCGCTTACTAAGAGCTCCTGTAAGTTGAGTAATAAGATCAACTTCGGCATTGTTAAGTGCCATAATATCGTTACGATTGGCCTCCCCATATCCACTGTAGTCGGCCCAATTCCCCGCATAACAAACGCTATATTTTGATGACATCTAAAAATTCTCCTTGTTCTGAATAATGAGTTTGGCTTGGAATCACCGCTTCTGCTCCGCCAAGATCATACAATTGGTTATAATCGCCACCCTTAACGCCTTTGTCAGCTTTGTGAAATCCCTGTTGTAACAAACGCTTTACGTCTTCTGGTTTATTTACTTTTATGGCCCTACCTCGCTTATTCCATAAAATAACCGTTTCAAATTTGGGATCTTTAAACTTGAGTCCATCCATAGTTGATATTATAACAGTAAAGGAAGAAGGGGAGGTTCACCCTCCCCAACTTCGAGAAGCGTTATTTATTAGCTTCTTCCTCTTCCTTTTTTCTGGCTTCGCAGAGCTTGACCAATTCATTTCTGAATCCGTCAGTGTTCATTAAAGCTTGCTGCACAATTTCACTGTGCACTTTAAGATTACCCTCGCCATCCATGGCGTAGTCCTTGATTAAGGCTACTTTGGGTTGAAGTAGATTTTGGAATACAGTCTTTGCAGACATGATGCCTCCTTTTTGTAATTTTATAACCTTACTAACTAATTTTAAGTCTCTGCTTCGATAAGTATTACTATAACCACCTCTAAACTTAACTCTCCACCATCCAGATCCATCTGTCCCAATTATCTTTCCAGTAATGGATTCTGCTTGATAATAATATTCACTATCTTTTCTAATTCTAACTTTATCGCCTTTTTTCATAATTTTCTCATTACTAATTAATTTAACATCTTTTGGATTAATTAATTGATCAAAAGATATACCGTCTGGTTTCCCCCTTACTTCAATGCGAGAATATAAAAATCCACAGCTTATGTGTTTAACTGTACAAATTGTTCCAATTTTATGATAATGTTTTGGACTACTGTTTCCTGTTATTCTTACTTTGTCTCCTATTTTCATAATTCTTTCATTAATTTTATAACTTCTGCTTTTGCTTCATCTATGTGTTCCTCATATAAATCTGGGTAGTCATCATCTCCGTATTGAGGATAAAGTTCCATTATTATTTCCATGAGTAAATCTTCTATTTTGTCTTTTACTCCCTCGTTGTCAGGTTTATAAACGTCTAGTGGTATACAATTTGGAAACTTACTCATCTAATTTCTCTTTAACGTGATTTATAACTTTTTCCATGTATTCTTTATAAAAATCTTCAAAGTCTTTTTTCAAATTTGACTGCTTCCACCAAACGAATAAAACGGCACGTAATCGTTGTGAGGGTGATTTGTGATGTAAACTACCCTTAACCACTAATTCCTCTGCTCTTGGTTCGTCTAGTGGCGAAATTAACACGTTTAAGTTTTGACTTTGTAGCTTCATTAACTCTACTTTTTCAAGTTCTGTAAGTTCTGGAGTTGCTATTCTTAAACCTAGCGATCCATCTTTTTTAAATGATCCGCTAGTAATAATTGCTTCTAGTTTTATTGCTTTCATATTATTTGTTTAACCAACATTTTTCTTTACAAAACCATTTTGAAGTTTTTGGATTATGAATCATTTCTGCCCCACACTTTGAGCAAGGATTTTGACTCATAGCTCTGTCATAAACATCGCCCTTAACGTCTGGCTTATAATGAGTGGTTTTGTTAATCTCATCTACGCTTGCGATACTTTCAATTACTCCAATTCCCATCATGGCTAATGCTCGTCCTACTGCTGAAGTCTCACAATTTTCTAAAGCTGCTGTTTTGTTAACCATTCCTTCTCCCCATCTAGCTTGAGAGTAACCAGTAAAATATCTATCAGGATTGGCTACATCTGGAGTTGCTTTAGCTTTGCATACCAATAATTCATCAGCTAAATTTGAGTTTATAAGATGAGTAATGATACTTCCGTTTTTATAAGCTTCATTGAAGTAAAGCACTCTGTCTGAAACCAAGATATATTTTTTACCCTTAATATCTATTGCTTTTGATTTTAAACTTTTATCTGACATGATACCTCTTTCTATTTCTTGTCCTTCCTCCATTTTTTAAACTCAGGATATGCTACATCCAAACCCGCCCTTGTTAAGCTAACTCCTTTTGCAATCTGTTCGATTGTAAAGCTTTCTAACATCACCTTCATCAAAGACACAATGCGGACTCGTTGTGTCTCTGTCCTTTTGTCGGTGTATTTCTTGATAGCAAGATTTAGCTTATTAAAATCTGCCATTACTTTGTTTGTTTTTAATTTATTCATAAAGAAATACTAACATAAACCTATTCGTTTGTAAAGTGTCTATTTATATTGATTTACTAATAATATAACAAATATTTTCTTTGTGATTAAATAATACAAAATTTGCATAACAAATTGATCCATCGCTATTGTTTTCTGAAATAGCTACTCTGTATGGCCACAATTCTTCTTTGTATCTAATATTTTTTTCTTTGTAATAATAAGTCGTTTTGTTTCCTTTTCTTGTAATAACTTTATTTGGTTCCTCTGTAAGTTTACTTATTACACTGTTAGCATTTACAAACTTTTCAAACCCCACCTTAACTTGATCCCATTTATTAGAATACTTTGATTTTTTAATACGAATATTTTTTTGACTAACATCTTCATCTTTAATTTTTCCCTGTAAAATTTGAGATATTGATTTCATTTTAAACTCCTTGTCTTTCTCTTAATAATTGACTAACACTTATTTTTGGAACTTCTGAATATTTCTGTTTACACTTTTCCCTATCAGACCTTACCCAATTTCTCAACGCTGCCGTATAGTCTTTATATTTTTTACCCTTAGAAATGGTCCAGTCAATCATCTTTGCGTAAGTTTCTTTTACAAAACTAACTGAAACGTTAAATTGTTCAGCAATTTCTATAAAGTTTTTTTCGTTTGGCTTCTTTCTGATTTCTGATTTATGATTTCTGATTTCTGATTTATGGTTTATAGTACCTATCCAATGGGTATTGATAGGGGTATTTATACCTCTATTTTTAATGTTAATATACCAATCTTTAATAGGGTCACTCATTTCTTTGATAAGTTTTGCTTTAGCAATCTCATTTTTATCTCCAGTATACTTTTCATACCGACTTGCATTTACCAAATAAACATAATTATTCTTAAAAAGAATTTTCCCCGTAGACTGTATTTTATCCTTAAACGATCCAATAATACCCCTATCCACACCAGTATCAAAAATTATCTCTCTTTCTGTAATCTCGTAGCAATGAATAATATTCACTCTTTCGTTTGTTAAAAAATAAGCAAATAATAATTTTTCAGTTGGAGTTAGATCAACAAAGAAACTGTCTTTCCAAATCTTTGTGTGAATAATTCGAGTTTTCATGGTCCCCCAATATTAAGGTCGGCGGGCAACCGACCATCGGAAGAAGAACGGATACCCGCCTACGTTAATAATCAATTGATTTTTTGAAGAAATTGTTCCGATGGATTTACCATAATTTCAATATGTACTATTTTACGAGTTTTTGCAAACGAAGCTTTATAATACAAACAGCTCCTAAGAGTAAGGAGCTGAATGTGAGGCATCATGTATACAAGACTTACCTCATTATATATTAAACATGAAGTTTTAAATACCCAACTTAGTCTTGTTTCTGTAGACTAATCTAATAGCAGTTCTCGAGGCTCTTTGACGAACTCCTGACGGTCTACTTCCTCCATCGAAAGCACTTAATGGAGAATCTGGCTCGTTGATATAGTAAGATAAAGCAGCCAGATCTTTTTCGTGAATTGGAGCGTTTAAATTATCTGTGCGACTCCTAGCTCCAAGCGTCTTTTTATTAGCCTCATACTGTGCGTACATTTTGGCTAATTCTTCCGCTGACATAAATCTTTCTAAAACAGCAAGTGAAAATACTTTTTGTGATGACATTTAATATTCACCTCCTTTCCTTGAATTTTGTTTAGCAACTGTCCATTTATGGGTTTGTTCAAGAATAATTTGATCCAACATTGGCACCGAGTAATAAAAGTAAGTTGGTTCGTCAACATAAGTCTCGTTATGACAACGATTACAAATCGGTCTTTCTGAGCTCTTAGAAATCCAGGCTGGAGCAATAATATATCCTCTTTCATTTATAAATAGTTTTCCGCATAGCTCACAACCACAGAAAATCCTACAATAAATATCAATATCAGTTAAAAAGATAGGTTCATCAACCTCTTCTACAATTTCTTCTACAACCTGCAAATCTCGACCATTATCAATTACTTCTTCAACAGGTAATCTCTCTTGTTCCTTGTAGTTTGGATCTTTTATCCACTTCATTCTTTTACGATTCCACGTCCAGCCCTTTTCACCATAATGACTTACAAAGTTCTTTGTTACAGTTCTTGTTTTTGCCACCTGATACTCTTTAAAGTTAACAGGAGTACTATTAAATTTTAAAGAATCTTTCAAAACATAGACAAAATCTTCATTGGGTTCAAACATAAAATAATCATCATGCCTTAAAATTGCTCTTAGTAAAATTCTTAAAGCAATTTCTGTAGAGGCCCAAAAGACGGTCCCCAATTCCTCAACCCTAGCAAAGTGCAGAGGATTTGTGTGTCTTACAAAATACATCTCCCTAGAATTAGGCAAATGATTCCATGTAATTGCAAAATGTCCTCTTAACTTAGCAAAGCTTCTTTTGTAATTATTCCTATATTTATTTAAGAGTTCAAAAATTACCTCACTATCTACTTCTACCTTGCTATTTATTTGTAGGTAATTTGATACCCAACCATTATGAGCACCCACCACAACCCCCTTAGTAAATGGATGAGCGTTTTTATGGGAAACTACACCAGTAGTAGCAAGGCGAGTGTGACCAATAATAACGTCTGGTCTTTCATAAAGCAGACTAAGAAACTTAGGATTACTAACTAGATCTGTAGCTGTCCACGCTCTCTTAAATGTCTTTACATACTTACGCCCTTTATTTCCAATACAAGCAATACCAGCAGACTGATCTCCTCTTTCCTGCATGGCTATAGCCAACCCCTCGATGATGGCATTTCTCTTTCTTATCTCTCCCCGATTCAAGTTCTTATTAGAATAGCAACCAAATAAACCGCACAGATTTACCTCTCTTTCTTTTGATTAGTTAATAATGTAAACAATCCACACATTTTAGAACGTCCTTCCTGAAATTCTTCTCTCTCGCTGTCCTAGGCTTACTTCTTTTCTTCTAGTTTGATCTCTTTTAAAGCCATTAATCCTTGAAGTTATATATCTACTGACAGGATCTTTTAACTCTAGGGTTTTAAAAACTTTATCTAGTGTTTCATCATTAAAATCAGCTTGAGCAATTGACTTAATTACATCATCGTCATATTTTTCAACAGCATAATCAACAACAGAGGTAATAAGAGAGGCCCAATTAAAAATCTTTTTTGGATCAATTGTTCCTGCGTGATGTCTAAACTCAACCGTTTTACGATAATATATAGAGTGAATGTTAAGACCATAATATCTAGTATCATCTTGGTGGTGACGCATCCTGCTTGCCACACCACTAGAAGAACTTGATTTATACCACTTTTTTTCAAAGTCATAATCATACTTTTTAATCTTCATTACTCCATCAAAACTATCAAAGCCATACCCTTTAGTTAGGGGATAACAATAACGATTTCCTCTCCTAGATAGTGGATTCATAGCAAAAAACATTTCCTCTATGGCAAATACCGTTCTAAATAGGTTAACTCTAAGTTGATGTTTTGCAAACAAATCTTTAGCAGCAATATGAACGTGTAGGCCACAAGATGAGTTAATCCGAAACCCTGCTTCAGTTAAGGTTTTGCAAACTTTCTTTATATGATTTTCAAACGCCAAGCCTTTTCTTGGACAAGTCAAAACTTCAGTTGGTTCTTTTCCCGATAAACTTGCATCATCTTTAACTCCACAACCTAAGTTTTTCCTATCATTAACATCTAGGAATTTATATCTACTTCCCCCAACACACTCTAGCTCACAGCCCACAAGTCTATCTGTGGTGATTAACTTCCCTTTAGTTACTGTAATTCTAGGAGAGGCAAAGTTAATTGTGGCCTCACATCTATGTCCATCGCTTTTACAATAAGGACAGGTATTATAATCACAAAACCTACAACGAGTCTGCTTATTTTTAAAAAAGTACTTACTACAATAGTCGCAATGTCTTAGCTCGTTAGCACAGGAACCGCAGAGTTTATGTTCTACCTTATCTATGGTGTAAGATTTTATGCTGACGCAATAATTCTTACAAAGAGTGCATTGTTTAATATCTACGCCAACAAGACACTTTGGACAATAGTGACGAAACGAATAACCACTGAAAACTTTTTTACAAAGACTCCTTTTGACAATCTCACTACACTTTTTACACCTTCTATAAAGCTGAGTCGCACAATGATTACAAAATTTAGTATGAGGAAGTTTTGTCTCCCAAGCCTTTATATGAATACGATAACCTCTCTCACATTTATCACATTTTTTGGACAAATGACTCTCTGGTTTTCCCATATGAAGACACTCTCCAGGAAACACAGACTTCCAATCCACTCCACCAGACTCATCGTGATACTCCACGGAAGGAGCAGACATAACAATCTCCTCTACATTAATCGGCATACCTAACCTCCTTCTCTATCTCTTCGAGGTTTGAAAGTTCTTGTTCGTAATTAATTTGGGGGAGAATAAAATCTAAGAAATCTATTGCCTCAATAGTTGTCATGATGCCTCCTTGAAATTGATAATAGCTTACTTTACATAAATTACACCACCCTGTCAATAGACACTTTACAGCTATTAGTTTTTGATGTATAGTAAACACAATATGAAACAACTACCTAAATTCACCGATACACACTGGGATTGGTTAGAAGAATACTTAGAAGAAGTTAAAATTGAACTTAGGAGAGGTGGTAAGACTTATAAACTCCCAGGTAAAATTCTTGTTGATATTTTAAAAGGTATGAAAAAAAGCTATCGCAAACAATCCAAACACCATCAAACATTTGGCACTAAGATTAATAAAAATGGAATAACCAATTTATGAAAGAGATATGAATGGTCAAGAAAAAACCATATTATAAGTAGAAAAAGGGCTGATTGGCAACAACTATGCAGGGGATGTCATATGAGATATGATTATAAAAACGGACTAAGAGCACTACCGTATTCTAAAAAGAAACATGCCAAGAAAACCATCTAAAAAAACTCTCAAAGCAAAATGTGATCGTTTATTTTCACAATTAATAAGATCTATAGAAAAATGCGAGTGGTGCAATAGAGAGAATCTTAGACTAGAAGCTGCACATATTTTTAGTAGGAGATACCTTAATACTAGGTGGTCAAAATTAAACTGTATAAGTTTATGCTCGGCATGTCATCGTAAGGCCCATGATAAGCCAGTAGAATTTGTTGAGTGGCTTAGGGAGCATCTAGGAATCGAAGTCTACGAAGAATTACGCAGAGAAAGTCAAAAAATAAAGAAGATGACCGAATCTGATTATTTAGAATTAATAGAAAAATTAAAGGAAAAAAATGAAACTAGAGAAAATATGTTTTAGTTGTCCGCCAGAAGTACAAAAAGCTTGTGCTAATGCCCTGCCTCAACTAGGTGGTACTGTGTGTGATATTTTAAAAGAAGGAGACATTACTTTAAAACAAAGAGATGGCCATGTAACTGTAAGCGATGGTGAAGTTACTTTAACAGTGAGGGATTAACTTCCCAACCTCACATTCCTAATCGTAAATTCAACTCCATGAAATTCTCTATCTACTGTTCCATCAGGTTTTAATTCCCACTCGTTAATTGGAGGA